TACCATTTGACAAGATTGTCGGCACCGTGCTTCCCGGCTTCGTCATAATCATGGCATGCCAGAATGAGCGGGGCACTCTCCAGCAGGCGGTGTGCCTCCACGTCTGGCCGTGCTGATGAGTTCCCGAGTGCGATGCTGGCCATGTTGTCAACCGCACAAGCGCAGGTGATGGCGTCAAGCTCGGATTCGACAACCACGGCGGCGGTCGGTGCTGATGATCTGCTGCGGCTGTACCATGTCGCGGTTGAACTGCCGGGGGTGACATAATAGCGCGGGTCACCCTGCGGCCGGCGGATGCGTAACCTCGTAACCAGCCCAGATTCATCAAGAGCGGAAATGACGATACCACTTGGCAACCATAACTTTTTCAGTTTGCCGTTGTCCTTCGTCTCGGGTGCCAGTCCCCATGCTGTACGATCCCGGTAATGATCTTCCTTCAGCCAGCCCAGACGATACCGCGCTACAGCGGTGGCGTCGATACCACGGCCAGCCAGCCATGCCAGTTGAACGTCATTCAGCAGCAGGGCGGTATGTGCATAGTCAACCAGTTTGGCGGCTTTACTTTGCCACTGCTCATTGATAGCGGGTGATGCCTCCCTCGGCGTGAATGATTCAACTGGCCGGGGTGTCGCCTTTGGGAGGTCTCCGGCTTCGATGTTCAATCGTTGGCAGGCTTCCCGAAAGGTCAACCCTTCAACGATCTTCAGATAGGTGATGGCGTCACCTCCAATGTTGCAACCACGGCACCAAAACGAACCATGATCCCGTTGCTGCGGCCAGACATGAAAGCGGTCGGTGCCTCCACAAACAGGACATGCACCGTGATATTCTCCCCCCTGATGTGAGGATACCCGTTTGAGCGGTATGTGTACCAGGTCAAGAATATTCATGCGTGCGGGGCGTCAGCCAGCTTTGCGATTGCTGAAACTTCAACAGAAATGGCGCTCAATGCTTCGGCGGCGCAACACAGGATTTCAATATCTTCATTGATAGCGCGTTTGAAAATATGAGCGTTGCCATGCCGGTTGCTATCACGAAGGCTCTGCATGATTCGGGTGACGGTGCGCTTTAATGTAGCGGTGCGCATGGTGATTTTGAATTTTGCAAAGCGCAACTCATTCAACGATTTGTTAAGGCGCTCTTTTCGATCTTTGTTTTTCATACACAATTTCCTTTTCACGGTTTAACCGATCAAATACTTAATCTCGTGCCTGAAGATAGGTTCCCACTTCTGCTCAATAACCCGCTCGATTTCCTGTTGTACCTCTGGCTTGTCAAACATTGACGGCACCGTGATGACGTTACGCTCGACAATCTTCTTTCCGGATCGATGGAATATACCGACATGTCCATTTTTCATCTGTGCCATAAAAGCACGGCGCAGATACACGTTTGAACCCCTGTGAATCTCTTCAATAACTCCATTCGGCAAAGGGCCTGCGGTTCTCATTCTGTGCCCTACTTTGCCAGCTTTGAGACCACCGCCTTTTGCACGTTGCATCAACCGGCTGCCGATAATCTGTCTGGCATTAAACAGAGAAAGTGAAAGCGGCCTGCCACTAATAAAAAGTGTCACTTGCTGAGTTGTCCAAGTAGCGCGTTTGATGCTGATTCGCGCTTTACCGGTTGTGGTTGTTGAAAGATCAGATTTTTTAATGTTCCATTTTTTGACCACTTGATCTGTTGCGGCAACTTTAACCCGATCCATCAATTTATTAAGCGCACGGGTGTGTGCTTGAACAAACCGTTTCGGGTCAAGCAACTTTGCAGCCTCCTCGAAACCTGACGTCTTCAGGGTGATATTCATGGCGCGTTCCTTTTCGTAATCTGCCGACCAAAAATGTCGCAAAAACCTTTTTCAAGGACGGCGCGGAACTGCTCTTCAGAAAAATGCAGACGCATATCTGTGAGAATGTCAGCGGCATTGTCACCGATCAATTCGAGTTTGAATGTTCCCCCCAGACGGATGCCATTGAGGGCGAGCGTTTTGGCGTCCGGTTTAAATTTCAGACTCAGGACAATATCTTTGACGGGGCGGCGGTCGGTGTTGCTGGTGATAGTTTTTTTCATGGTAATTTCTCCGATTTGAGGTAAACCGGGAGCGGTCGCAACCACTCCCGGCGTAGTGATGATCTACTCTCCAACAGATTTAACCGCACAACTGCCGATGGCGGCGGCGGCAAAATCTATCCGCACTTTCAGCTCCAGTGCATCGTTGCTGAAACCGTTGCGGGACTCAACGTAAGGTTCAAGTGAGCCTCCCCCAAGTGTGAAATAGCGGAATACCGGCACTACTTCCGGGTCGGGCAGCAGATACCACGTTTTTGCGGATGTCAGCAGCGGCTCGACAACAACCTCCAGCCCGTTGCGCTTGAACACGTTCAAAGTCCCGGCATGATTGCTGCTCGGGTCGGAATCGCTGTAGCACAACTGACATGCAAGGCGCTCCAGCTCGGGAGGCACGATCAGAAACCGGGGCTCTATTGCCAAAATCTGCCCGTTGGAATCTGCGAAGCGGCGCATCGTCGCCACTGCCACGGCCAGGGAATCAGCAGACAGCGGTGATGTCAGCCCGGAGAGCAGATTGCTGCGGTCGGCGTGAAATACCGCTTTCCCGTCACTCAAGGCGGCGGTGCCGGTCAATATGGCGGTAGCGGTGTTTGATTGCGTCAGGGCGGCGCTCTGTGCCAGCAGACGGCTTGTGTCGCTCAATGCGTTTAGGTCGTCGTTCACGATTGTGTGGCGCGAAATCGACAAGAGACCACCAAAGGTTTTGAGACGGGCGGTCTCGGCACCATCGGCCAGATTGATCTGCTTGTATTCGTCGGACTCACGCATTTCCGGCAGGATGCCGGGTGCTGTGATTCTGTTAATTGACATTGGCTTATAATTCGATAAGCCGCCTTTTGATGCCCACCGCAGGAAGCTTGCGGGGCGGCTCTTGTAGGCTGCGGCCAGCAGTTTGTTTGAGGTGTCGCTCAAGATCGCGCTGAAGTCGCTTGTCGTCATTGCACGGGCGGAAAAATCAAGGCCGGGATGCCAGGCGGCTTTATCGGCGGCGTTGGCATTTTCACAGCAGGCGTGGGCGATGTCGCGCAGGCTGTGTGATTCCAAAAGAGCGGTGCCCGTGCGGACGGATGTGTCTGGGACGCTGCCCAGCCCGAGGCGTTGGCAAATGACGGATACTGCGGATCGTGCGAAACTGTTTGGTGCGGTTACGTAGTTCATTTTTTTATCTCCGTGTGATTTTTATTTGAAGCGATTAGCGACCACTGTTGGCCGGGGTCTCTCGCTTCGGGTTCCCCTGCAACTCCATTGTGCAAAAACCACCGGCCAAAGGAGTTAGGCCGGTCTGTGCCGAATCCTATGGAGTGCTCTTCTCGGATTCGGCACATCGAAAAATTAAAAATTACTGGGTGCTTTTGTTTTGTCTCACTCCTCCCTTGAGGCGTTTGGCGGCTTCGAGTAATCCGGATTGCCAGCCGAAAGAGCGGCCAGTCGGTGGTGCGGGTGAACATTTACGCGGCTGCGGTGGTGGTGGCTGATGTTTGATTTTTTGTCGTCTGTTGCGGATCATGGTATTTTTCCTTTCAATGGTTTGTGGTGCATGTGCCTGCATGGTTTTACGGTTAAAAGCTCCCCCTGTGACTGACCAATGAGAATTTGCCTTGCAATGGGTCACGGTTTGAAACCGCATGAATAAAGGCTGTGAACAACGTGAACAACTTCCCGTGGTTTTCTAATTCTTCTATATGTTTTTTTCTTACATATTATTTTCATATATTCTTATTCACCTATTCACAAATATAGAAAAAGTATAATAAAGATAGATAGTTGCGGCTGTGAACAACTCAGAAAGTCTCTTGGTCACAGTTGTTCACATGGTCACAGATTTTCAAACCGGAATAAAATTTTCCGTACCGGTCTTTCTCCCGAGGATAGCGGCTTACAACCTCTTCTCCAAATTTTTGGACTGTGATGGGGTTTCGATCAGAGTTGACGTTCTCTGAGTACCATTTGCAAAAGGCTTGATAGAGCGGCTTGGCTCGGGCTTCGTAGAGCAGTGCGTCACCGTGTTCATTGCCAGCCAGACAATTCAGCAGGAAATCTTTGCTGTTTTCCGGTGGTGCCGGTGGTGGTGTTTTTGTTGTGCCGGATTCTGCGGCAATTCTCGCATGTACGGCGGCGGTCGGTGTTGTAGATGCGTCTGCGTCTGGCATTACTTGCCCCCAGTAACAGCAGGACAACCGCGCAGATATGCAAAAACTTCTGATGCCAACCAACCTACAAGACCGGGGCTTATTTGGCGTCTGGCCGGAAATGCTCCCGTTTTTTCCATTCTCCAGATCTGTGTATCAGAGATCCCGGTGATCTCCCGGACGGCGGAGCGGCGGAGAATGCGTTCGTCTCCAGGGCGGATGTCGTTGTCGATGTTATGAAGTGCCATTTTTAAAAACCTCCCATGCTTTTTAGATGTATTACATGGTCGGTACATTAAGGCCGGATTTTTGCCGTTTTGATGTTTGCGGGTTTTTATGCCATTTTTGCGGGTATTTGAGGATATATGAGGGGTTTTTGCGGTTGACTGCTTTTTACATGCCCTTGAAAAGCGTTGCATGAAACAAAAAAAGCCAAGTTATTCACAAGGCTTTTTTTGCTGCATACCGGTCTGGCCGGATTATGTGCTGAAGGTGATTCACCCGCGCGCGTAGGGGGGTGTTGTTGGATGACTAACCCGTCTTGTCTCAACGCCAGATTCACCCGCGCGCGTAGGGGGGTGTTACCGATCAGAGAAACAATCGGTAATCAGTATCAAGGGCTTGTGCCAGCCTGATAGCTCGCTCTTTGCCGATATTGCGCTTGCTGTGTTCCATCTCGCTGATGTGCCGTTGTGGTATGTCAGCCAGCTCTGCAAGCTGTTTCTGCGTCAATCCCTTTGTGGTACGTGCCGATTGCAGACATACCGCTGATATGGTCTCTCCCGGTAGATGGCGGTTGAATGACTCCCTCCAGGGAATAGATGTACCTGATGCCTGTTCCTTGACAAGTTGGTCGGCATAGCGGCGGATCGTCGGTGCCAGTGCTTTGGGAACATGAAGGGTCAAGTCGATCATGGCTTTATCCATACGGGGCGTTTTCGTGTGTTCCAGCATATACAACCTCCACGGTGATATTTTCTTTATCTTCCGTCCAGACAGCGACATAAGTCGGACGTCCTATCTTCAGGTGGCAGTGATGGCGGTTTCCGTCCAGCTTGCTGTAGTTAGTCCAGTTACCACGTACCGGCCCGAGTAGTTCTATCTCATACACAAGCCGGAAAAGATGCTTTTGCACCGCTGCCGGAAGTCTGTCCAGCGATTTGTCTACCTTGCGGTGAAATGTAACAGTCCATGACATGGTTAAAATATACCCCCATACGGTATTGTGTCAAGCGGCTAGTTTGTTGGCGCGATTCGTCAAAAGCACAAATACTGCGATTTTCAAAAGGGTTTCAGTGGCGGTACCACCTTGACATAAAAAATTGCTTATAATCTGCATTTGTTTTTTGTACGAACATTTCCACGAAGGGCACTGCGCTTCGATGTGTGCAACAAATTCTTCAGGTGTCATTTCGTTCGGGTTCATGGTCAATCTCCTTTGTGTTGGATTATGCCGCTTTTCGGCGGCCTTGGTTGATGTTGATGACATTGGAGACGCTGCCGGTAAGGATGCTCTGCAGTTTGCGTTCCCAGGCTTCCAGGGCGACTTGCTTCTCTTTGTCGTATTTGTTTTTGTTGTAGGTAGCGATGATGCCCGTTTTTGTGTGATTGAGTACCGCGTCGATGTGTTCGTCAAGGATGCCGGATTGCGACATGAAGGTCGCTGCCGTTCGGCGTAAATCGTGCGGGGTGAAACAGTCAATACCGACTAGATTTTCAGTAGCAGGTTTGCCGTTGGCACCAAAAAGCGGTTTCCCTTTTTTATCCTTCAACGGCCATTCAAGGCTGCGCTTAACGGCTCGGGCTAATGCGATAGGACGGATACATTTTACTTTCAGTTTCTCCCGGCAGGGAAAAATAAAGCCGCTGTATTTCGACTCTAACGGGACTTTACGCAGGCGGTTAATCTCTACTATGGCTTCGTCAATGATGCTCTGTGCCATGCCAGTGAGATACACGCGGTTCGCTTTGCCGTTCTTTGATCGCTCTGCGGGACTTGTCCATATAGT